TGGAGAGTGAATAATATGGGAGTACCTGACCACTCAGTTAGAGGTGGTTGGAGAAAACAAACTGGTTATAACATGCCTGGGATGTCTGACATTCTCGGTATTTTTAATGGAAAATTTCTAGCTATTGAAGTTAAATCACCTCAGAGAATTAAAAGAGTCTCAGAAACACAGCAGGATTTTATAGATAAAGTGATAGAAGAAGGAGGGATAGCTTTTGTTGCTGGAAGTTGGGAGGATGTGGTTAATAATATTGAATTAGCGGGATGAAAGAAATAAAAAAATGTAGTTTTTGCGGAATTACTGAAAAAGAAACTAGAATAGTTCTTTTCAAATATAAAATATTACTTTGTAATCGACATCGGCAACAACTAGAACAACACGGTAGATTTATAAGAGGGCAGGGTGATGAAAATAAAATAATAGTTGGTAAAAATTTTTCTAAACTTGAGGTTATAAATAGAAAATTTGAAAAAACAATCGGATTGATTGATAATGATGACGTTGAGAGAGTCAGAAAAGTTAAATGGTTTAAACAATGTAATTATATTAGAGGTTATAAAAATGGGAAAAAGTTTTTTTTACATCATTTTATTATTGGTAGAAAGAAGGGGCTGATAGTTGACCATATAAATTGTAATAGTTTAGATAATCGAAAAGAAAATTTAAGGCACGTTACTTATACTGAAAATAATTTAAATAATAAAGTAAGAAAAGGGGTTTCTTGGGATAAAAGAACGAAAAAGTGGCAAGCGGTCTTATATTTTAAAGGTAAGAAACATTGGTTAGGAAGATTTAAAAAAAAGGAAGATGCTTGGGCGGCTCGTAAAAAAATTGAGAAAAAACTATGTATAATATGCCAAAATCATTAAGGGAAGCGTTATCGAAAGACGACTATTATAGGAGGTGTGTCAGGGGTGTTTTAGGTTTTAGTAGTGAATGCGAGGGAAGAATCACATGGGAACATGCCATCTACTTTGCTGGTAAACAGGTTCAGGAGCGTTGGGCGATAATTCCACTATGCGAATACCACCACAACATTGGGAAATGGCAGAACAACGGGGCGATAGATAAGAGAAAGAACGAGTGGGTAGCTTTAAATCGGCTATTCCATTTACCAGAGAAGGAATTTTTAGAAATGGAAGTTAAATATAAAAAAGCTTTCCTAGAATGGAAGCGAAAAATTACTTTTTTAAATAAACTATATGGAAGCTACAAAGGAGACCGTAAAAAAAACGCTAACAGCGACCTCTCTTAAAAATGATGCTAGAAAGGCTTATTATAGTAATAAAGTTGATAAGTTTTTGGCGAAAATACTTGAAAAAGAGTCTGATGTTAATGAATTGTCTAAAATTAAAGATTGGTTTCATGAATTTCAAGAGGAAGAAGAGAAAACATTAGGAGAGTTTAAGGACTATTTGCCTAAAACTGATAAAGCCCCGACTTCGGAGGAGCTGTTCGATAAGATTACCCCAGAGATTCAAGCGAAAACTGATATTTGGGTAGAAGAAACCGAAAGAACTCTCAAGATGTGTGTAGAAGTAGCTAGAAAACAGAGGGATAAAATTCAGAAGGGAGAATACATTGATTCAAAAGAGATTCTAAACTTAGGGCTGTCATTCTTTCTCGATGAGCTTTGGTTCAACGACCTTATGTCTTATAGAGAGGTTCTGTATAAGAAGAAAATCATTGAATTAATTGACGGTTACAACATATCTAGGAGAGAGGCTCAAGATAGGGCTGAAATAACTTCTGAATATTTTGAATACATTAAGATTAAGAGGAAACTTGATACTTTAGGTGAAATAGCAATTTATGCTAAGAAGTACCAGGAAACGTTCAAGTAGTTCTTTTAAAGGAGGAAAAGATGGGCAAATATCGCAGGGCTAAACTGACTAGAGGTTGTTGTGATTGCGGTAAACCAGCTTATATTCCTTGGCGTGATTATAAGTTTTGTTATGAGTGTTGGCATATTTTCCAAAAATCTCTTATGGAGGTATTAGCAAATGAACGAGAAACAGAAAGAAAAGAAGAGGAAAAGAAAAGAGCGAGCAACTTCATTAAACAGTCACCATATTTTACCTTCTAGTCGAGGAGGGGACAAAAACGGGGATAATATGACAAAGGTCAACATCTTCAAACACCGTGACTATCACCAACTTTTTTATAATCTGACACCAGATGAGATAATTATTTTTTTGGTAAATTATTTCTGGAAAGGTCAGACAAAATGGGTGAGGATAGCTTTGAAAAAATTAGATGAGGTCTAATGTTGTTTTGGAGGGAACAACGATTCCCTCCAACAAAAGACAATTACAACTTTAAATATAATCAGGAATGAGAGAGACACGCTTAACGACAGAATCGACTAACTAATTAAATAAAACTATTAAACGATTTCAAGCCATTTTAACAATAGTAATAATGATTATATTTCTATTCGGAGTAGTTAAAATTGTTAAAAGTATAAATAGTATAGAGCTAGTGCCTCGTTGTTGGGGTTGCGACGTTAAATTTAATTAAAATTTATGGAGATAACTCACGTTTCAGATAAAAAAGACAAGTATTGTAACTGCGTTTTCTACGCCAGAGATAAAGTTCCTGGATTGCCGACTGGGCTAGTGACGCTTGTTGATAAGGAAAACATTATAAATTCTCAAGACCCTCAGAAAGGCGACGTTGCTATAATGGCTATTGGAGATTATGGACATGTTGGGGTTGTTAAAAGTATTATGTCTGATAGTCGGATTGAGATTAACGAAGCTAACTATAAATCGTGTCGTAAGACCGTCAGGAACGGTACAGAGAGGGAAATGTCTATTATAGGATATTGGAGTCCAGACCCGCTCTCAAATAAGAAGGAGGAGATTATAGAGGCTTGTGAGCATTTAAAAAAATTAGTAGAGCGATTATGATAAGAGTAATTTCAAAAGAAAACTATAAAAAAACCTTAAAAACTTTAGAGGACGAGATAGAAAACAAAAAGAAAATTTTTCAAGGTAGCCCTCTCACTTTGGATAAGGAGTTATTAAAAATAGAGAACTGCATTGCTTTTGTTAAGCTGGTTTATATCAATAATAGAGAACTCAAAAATCAAAAGAGTTTGTTTTGGTCTTGACAATAATTTGATAGTTTGTTATGTTGTTACTAAGTAATTTTAATCTATTTAAAAAGGAGTGCCTATGACTTTATTACTTTCAGCTCTTTCAATTTTTATTTTATGGGGAGTAGGGAACAAGTGGCAATGGATTTGGTGGATTGGTATTGTTAATCAAGGTATTTGGTTTTGGTTCATTTATGACACAAAATTTTACGGCTTAATTCCAATGCACATCTTTTATTTAATAATGTATATAATAAATTTAAGGAAATGGTCAAAAAGCGAAAAGGACAATTCAAGGAAGTGGCAGGTTTGTCAGGAACAATCAAACTAGAAAAGGGGAAAATTATGAAAACTAGAGAATTTGTTAAACTTTGGTCAACTTCGATTGAACTTGAAACCAAATTAGGAACAAAGACTGGCTATTTGATTGAAGACCCTATGGGACTTCCAGGGAATATTAAGAGGATGATTTTTGACGATTTCTATCCAGTTGCATTATCCGCTTTTAACCAAAACAAATCTCTTCAGTTTGAAGAGGACGTTTATCATCATTTGTTTGATGTTGACGGATTGGTTCTAGTTTTTCACGAAAACGTGGAATACAGGAACGACAAAGAGTGTGTTGAAAAAGGGATAGCTTTCAGAACTTTCACTACATTTGAAACTCCATACGGAGAAGCGATGTATATTGAGGGAACGGCGGTTGACCCCAATTATCACGGATATGGTTTTTATCAATCATTAACAAAAGGAACTGTGGACGGAAAGATGTTTGTTGCTTCCCGAACTCAAAACCCCGTTGTTATAACTGCTTTAAGTTCAATTTTCGGTAAAGTAGCTCCGATTACAAACAAACCAACAGAGATGGATATTGTGGTCGGCGAAGCACTAGCCGAAAAACTAAAAATGGAGAATTATGACAAAGAAGAAATGATTGCAAAAGATTTTTATGGGAAAGCGTTAAACGGAATATTGCCTAAAATCGACAACGATATTAAAAAGGCGATGTATAAGAAAATTGACCCATTGAAAGGAGATTGTGTCATTGCTGTCTGTGAAGTCTAAAATACGGGGAAGATGACCAACATCATCTTCCCCCTTAAACTCGAATATAAACTATATTTTAATAAATAAATCTGTGAAAAATGAGAAAAATCAAGAGTAAAGCAGAGTTGACATTCGCCGATAAGGCTTACAAAACAACTCGGTTGGATTATCGTTATACCCAAGATAAAATTATGGATATGATGGGTCAAATTGGTATTCTAAAAGTTAGGATTGAAGAAGAGGGAGAAGATTATGTGTTAGAATTTATGGCTAAGTTGCGACACAACGAAGCGGAAAGGCTAGTTAGAATGAATTTACCTCATACACCAGAGTTAGAGGACACTATTAAACAGGCTCAAAATAAGAAGAATGTCTTATTTAGGGTTCTTTTTTATCACTTGAAAGATAAGTTTATTGCTATTAATCGAGGTCTTAAAGAGTTCGAGGAAGAGTTTTTGGCGGATTTAGTCGTTGAAGATAATGGGGAAATGAAAAGATTAGGAGATATTATCGTGCCAAAATATAAGAATATGCTCAAACAAGGAGATAGGGCTATTTTCAAAATTAAAGAAGGCTCAAAACAATGATAGACAATAAAGATGTAGCTCGGATTTTCAAAACTTTTCCAACTTTGACTTTGAGGGAACAAAAAATAATTAAATGTAGATGTGGTTTTTATGACGGTATCCCGAAAACTTTGCTAGAAGTCGGAAGAAAGTTTGGGATAACTATGGGAAGAGTTAGACAAATTGAGGAAACCGCTTATAGCAAAATACTTGTGGCAGTAAATGGTATTTGTTTAGAGTTAAAAGCTAATATTTTAAATGTTTTAGAGATTAATGATTTAAAAATTTCTGATGTTGAAAAAATGAGTAAAACTGAATTTTTAATGTTAGGTGGAATTGGGGAAAGTTTCCTTGCGGAAATGGAACGATTTTTGGAAAGTCGAGGCAAAAGTTTCACAGATAAAAGCTATAAATTTGATAAATAATATTAAACAATGAAAGGACTAATCGTTAAAACTGACGGAGGGGAAATTAAAATGAGTGTTTTAGACGGATATTTAGTTATCGGTGGCGAAGCTGACAAAGTTGTGAAGACTGAACCAGTCAAACCAGTCTATGCACCCAAGCGGGGAGCTGTTCTTGGAAGCAAAAGGCAACCAGAAGAACCAGGGGCTAATCTTATTTGCCGAGGTTCAAAAAGAAAATGGAGTAAGCCTGAATTGATTAGGAGACAAAAAGAAGCAGTTGAGCAGAACAAAAAAACTAGACCTCATATCTGTAAAGATGGTACAATTAGATACCAGAGGAATAAATTTTTTGATGAATCCAAAATTACAGAAGAAACCCAAAAGAGAAGCAACCTTGCGACCGAAGCCTGGAAAAAGAGAGAAGAAAAAGAAAATATGGGTGGTAAAATTATCGAGGCTGATGTTGAGGAGGCTGAATCAATTTTAGAAGAAGCAGAGGTTACACCTGTTGAAGTGGTGGACAAATATGAAGGGTTAGCCAAACTTAACCAAGACATTGAGGAAAGGAACGAAGAGTATAATAAAAATTAAAATAATAAAAATGCCCGATAAAAAATATTATGACACTAAGAAAAAAGAAGAAGTTACCTTACCAAGCGACTATTTCGTCTGTAATAGGTGTTTATCTTCCGAATTTGCTTATGAGGAGAATTATTTGTTCGTTTCTGGCGAGAGTTCTAAGGAGTTTAAACAAACCTGTCTGAAGTGCGGGGAGGTCTTCCTAACTGATAGAAAATATCAGGAGGAGTGTCCGAATAGATTTATCTTAGCGACCGAGCGAGCTGAAAAGATTGAAAAGTTGACCGAAGCTAGAGCGACAGCATTGGATACTAAAATGCTAAATAACGAACGAGAAAAATTATTAAGAGAAAGCAATGCCCAAAAAAAAGTTGAGAGAAATGAAGACTGAAAGTAATGTTTATATTGTTACTGAAGAAACTGACATTTTAAATTTTGTTACTAAATCAGCCACGAAGGAACAACGGCGACATTTTAATATTGGCGACATTTATATCAACGGAGCAGTTTGTAAAAGTTGTGGAGATTTTATTAGAAGTAAAAACCGACACGACTATAAACAATGCAGTTGCGGAAAAGTTATTGTTGATGGTGGTAGTTGGTATTGCAAAAGAGGAGGTGAAGAGAAAGACCGAATCGAAGTAATTGAAAATTTTTACGACTAGCTATGAAAACTAAAGAAAAGTTAGAAAAAATTAGAAAGGTAGCTAGATATTTGGGCTTATGTTCTTCTTGTTTTAGAAGGGAAGCGAGAGAAGGGTTTTTAACTTGTGAAACTTGCGGTAGGAGTAGCAGTAATCCAAGAAAAAGATTCCTTAGAGGCGAGAGGGCTAAAAAATGGCGGGCGAAAGGTCTTTGCCATAGGTGCGGGCGAGTTAAGATAGACGAAAGCTTTGCAACTTGTGAAAAATGCAGGGCGAGACAGAAGCGATATAATCAGGAAAGCAGGGATAGGAAATTATATGCACTTGACAATAAACTGATAATAAACTAATCTTGTAATAGGTTAGTTTTTTATTATTAAGCCAAGCCAATGAGCCAATACGATTTATCAAAACTTAAAAGGGAGGATTGGGAGGAGCTAAGAAAAGCCTATAAGCTTTTAGATATTTTTCTAAAGAAAAATTTTCACGAGAGAGAAATCCCGATTTATGATTTGATTGTTAAAATTAGAAGAGTCTTTAAAAATTAAGCCAAGCCAATGAATAAAAATGATAATTCCTTATGGTTCGAGAACTGGACAACTAAAGAATTAAAGCAAGAAGCTATAAACTATGACGAACTAATAAATATTGGTTGTTATGGTACTAGCGATGTTAGGATTTTGGAGGGAATAATGGCAGAACTTGATAAAAGAGGAGTTGAAAGCAAGAGAGTTTTAAAATTTTAAATAAAATCTATGGAGAAAAAAGCTGAGGCAGTTAAAAAAACATTTAATAAAAAGAGAAAAATTAAGATTGGATTTTCTGAGTCTGATATTTCAGATTTACAGAACGGCGGGAATTTTGACTGGACTTTTGACGATGTTGACGTCCATTTATTCAATGAAGACACCGAACCAGAAAAAATGGAGGATTAAGAACTAATATTTAAAAGTGAACGAAGCTAAAGCAGATGTGATTATTTTCTTGGTGATTTTTGGGGTTTTTATTCTAAGCTATATTTTATGAAAAAAATTAAGATAAAATGCACCCATTGTGGAAAAGTTTATATTTATAAAACAGATGAGTTCAATACTAATTTTCACGATTTAGAATGTAAATATTGTAAAAAGGATATAGATAGTTGCGGTGTAGAAGTTTAAAATTAAAGTAAGATTATGAATGAAAAAGAATTTAAAAAGGAGTTTAAAAAAGAGTTTGGGGTTAGAATTGATGTTGACTATGAAGACGCTTTTAAATTTTTGTGTCTTATAGAGGGAGAGTTGATATTTGAACTTCACGAGTCAGATTTTGGAGGAGGAGATGTTGTTTATCAAGCTAGAACTGGAATTGAAAAAAGAGGAAAATATTATTCAATAATTTTCAATCACGAGTTTATTTTTGATTTAAGTGAGTATGATGTGGAGGAATTGTGGGAATTAGTTGAAAAAACAGAATTTCAAGCGGGAGAAGTTGAAGAAATTTTTAATCCAACTAAAACTATCAAAACTGCCTTTAGTTAAAATGATATTCAGAGGTTAATGGAATTTAGTGTTGATAGTTTATTATTATCAAAGACAAGGCATTATAGTCTTGTCTTTTTTATTTACTCTTGACAATAATAATGTAATAGTTTAGAGTTGAAATATAATAAATTAAAATGCCAAGATGTTAATGTATAAGAAAAAAGTTGTTGAGGAAAAACCAAGACTGGAAATTAGTTATGATGAAATGGTTGAAAGTCCAAGAGATTGGAGTAATTTGGGGTATTTTATAACTTGTGATGGTAATTATTCTAGTCCAGATAATGTTTTTGAGGGAGAATTGAGAGATTGGATAAAAGAAACTGGTCAAGAAGTTGCAAGTCAAGATGAACACATCAAAGTAATTAAAGATTGGTTTAAATTAAATACTGATGAAAAAGTTTTAGAAATATACCCGATAACAAAATATGAACATTCGGGGGTTTCTTATAGTTTGGGCGATAAATTCGGGTTTGATTATTCTAACAATGGTTTTTATATAATAACCGATAAAACTCAAAAAGAAGTTGGAACTGATAAAAAAGATTTTGAAAAAGTTATTGGAAGTGAGTTAGAAATTTATAATAAATATTGTAATGGAGAAATTTATAGATTTTATTTGCACGATAAAGACGGAGAAGAAGAGGATAGTTGTTGCGGTTTTTACGAAGTTGAAGATATTAGGGAATGTTTGCCTAAAGAATTTAAAGATGAGGATTTAATGGACTATTTTGTTTATAATTAAATTAAAGTAATGGAAAAAAGAACACCAAAAACAAGAGAAGAGGCAACTCAATATGCTATTGATTGGCAATATTGGGCAAGTGAACAAAATCCTATTGGAGCGAAAGCAGATAAATGCAAGTTATATCAAATCGATATGATAGTATGGCAAGGAATTTTTGAAGAATTAGCTGATAAATTTGATTTAAATGAAGAGTTTAGAGAAAATGGAATAATTTGATAAAAAGAATTAAAAGCAAGGCTTAACGGTCTTGTTTTTAATTTACTATTGACAATAATAAGGTAATGTTTTATAGTTATAATATAACTTATTAAAACGCCAAGATGAAAAGCGATAAAAAATTATTAGAAGTTTACAATGAGGCGAAAGGCGATAATGAATATTATCAATTTGAGAGATTTAAAAGCGATGTTAAGGACTTTTTAAAAGATATTAAAAATTATAAGGTTATTTGCTCGATGACTGTTTCAAGGAGCGGAATGACACGACATTTCAATTTTGATAGTTATAATATGCTATTGAATATCTGTTATAACCAAAAAAATAATTGGGGAAACGTAAGGGTTGGGGGTTGTGGTATGGATATGTTATGGCATTTATTATTTAGCACTTGCGAAAAAGTTGAAACTAGAGGAAAGCTCGACAAGTATTATTTAAATTCAAGATGTAGCCATCAAAAAATATTATAATTAAACTTAAATAATGGATAAGTTTAAAAATAAAGTATTTTGTATTAGTCAAGGCGAAAAAGAATTTTTTTTATTTGTTTCAACTTGTTTATTTATCGGCTTGTTGTTGCTTATAATTGACAAAATTGTCAAGTCTTCTTTTATTTGCTATTGACAATAATAAAGTAATAGACTATAATAAAAATATAATTTATTAAAACGCCAAAATGCAACTTAATTTAAGCACAATTAAAAATGTTTATAAGTCTGAAATTGTAGAGATTGAAACATTAGAGTTAAAAGGTTATAAATTGATTAAAGAATATTTTGTTGATAGTTCTCAATTGGGGCTTGAATATGAGCCAGCCTTGACAAAATGTCAATTTGATAAGGAATTAGAGATAGATTTAAAAAAAATAAATAAAACTGTTTATAGTTTTATAATTAATGAGGGTCAATTTCAAGTTTATTTAGGATTATTTTCTAAAAGTAAAACAGAAAATAAAACTATTGCAAGGAATACGCTAGAGATTAAGACCAAAGACGGGTTTAAGATAAGATTATACAACACAAACATTATAGAAAAGACTAAAGACGGTTATATTTTAAATTCTGGAGGTTTTCAAACTGATACGACAAAAAGTAGAATAAACGACAATTTACCGATTGGTTATAAAGTTTTTCAAAAAGATTATGATTGGTTTATTCAAACACCTCAAAAAATAGTTGAATTTAAAGACAATATTTTAATTAAAATTTAAAAGAATATAAGGGTTTAGGGTATAAATAATTAGTTGATTTTCTTTTATTGTGCTATAATATAGTCAATGGATAAGACTTTTAACAGTCTAAAAACGGCTTAAAACTCAAAACAAGGGGGTAAAAATGACTAGATGTAAAGAATGCGGAAGTTATGAAGTGAAAATGGTTGGGGATTATGTGGTTGGATTAAACAGAAAATCAATAATATTTAGTGATTTACTAGATTATAAATTATATAAATGTATTGATTGCGGAAATTCTTTTCCAGTTAAACAGTCCATTGTTATACACGACTTTCCAGCGGTTAAGTTAAAAGCATAGTTTAAAGAACTACAAACAAACAAGGAACTAAAAAGCCTTGTTTTATTTTGGGCGGTAAATGTCAATTGAGATAGTTTAATAGTTATTATTAGTAAGTAAATAGTTGTAATGGTTATTTTTAATTAATGTAAATGTTTGTTTTAGTTGTTTGTTATTGGTTTTGATAGTTGTTTTTTTGTTTATTGGTTGTTTGCTAGTGGTTTACTGACCCTTAAATGGTTGGTTTATTGAGTAATATTGGGGCGGAAAGGTCTCAAAACAAGGCTTTTTAGTGAAATTATAAAAAAGGGAATTGACAAAAGATAGGTTATAGCGGTAGAATACAGGGACTAAGCCCTTGTTACCCTTAACACTAGCAAGTAGTAGGCAATAGCCCAGTAGTAGCCAGCACCAAGCCACTACTACCACACCCACCACCACACACCACCACCAACATAAGCGGGCTAAGGCTGAAACCCCCACCCCTATACACACACACACCAACACACCCATCTAGCAAGAGCCAAGCTTTTATCTAAGGTAAGGGCATAAGGACACTAAACAAAAAGTTACCACCACGACAATACCGAACGACCCCCCGCCCCCCTTCCTGGAAAAGAGTTACTTGTCCCCTCACCCCAAAAACTACCTCTAAAAAGCCAAAAAACGACTATCCACCTAAAATTTTTCTATATTATTAAAAGGGAAAAAATATAAGAGGTTTTGTCAGAGAAGTTAAAAAATTCCTCAAAAAATCACCGAGAGATTTTTCAAAAAAGAGGATACCTTAGGGAAATAAAAAAATTAGAAATATTACCATATAATTATCAAGTATGCCCAAGCTAAAAGTCGAAAAAGCGTTAGATAAGCTAAAAAAGGTCAAATTGGATAAGAATGGGAAAGAGATTTCAGCCAAGTTAGGGAAGAGGGGGAAGGATAAAAAACCCCGAATATTTAAAAAAGCCTCATACGATGTAAATTATTGGTTGGCTACCCTGAAAATGGTTGCTGGAAGATTGGATGAATATTTAGAGGGAGAAGAGGTTTTAGAATATTATGCGAATTTAGTTACTGGAAGTGGAAGACATCAGAAGCTGACCCCACACGATATTTCTAAGAGAGGGATTGAATATTTCCATTTCGTATTAGAGATGAACGGAAGCATGACAGTTTACGGTCTGGCTCTGCATTTAGGAGTAGATGTTGCAACTTTGATGAGAATGGAAAGGAATACCAAAGATAAACAGAATTATGTCACAGGCGTTTACAGACCTATCGTAAAAATATTAAAGTCGTTAGTAGGTTTGTTCCACGAGACTATGGGAAACGATAAAATCAACCCGAATTTCAATATGTTTGTTCTAAAGGCTCTCAGGAATGGATTTGAGGAGAGAGTCGAAGTAGAAGTTTCAGCCCCAGAAGGATTATCAATGGAGGCTAGAGAGAAATTGAGAAAGAAGGTTGCTGGTTTTTCAGAGAGTTTCACAGCCAAAAAGCAAATTGCACCAGTAAGCACACTGACCTATGGCAAAGAAAACGTTTAAACAGGAAGTTTTGGACGCTCAGTTACAGGAATTATTAGCTGAGAACGATATAAAGAAGATTAAAGATTTTTTCACAGATATTTCAAATATGGAGGAGTTGGTTATTAAATGTGTTCTTTGGGGACATACTTTCATGCCAAAATATTTCAGTAAGGAGACCCCAGCGTTCCATTTTGAGTTAATTGAGAAGTTTTTTTCAAATAAGAATGAATATACTGCTTGCCCACGGGGATTCGGAAAGACCACTATTGTTCAGCTCTGTATTGCCTTCTCATGTGTTGTAGGACTAGATGAGTTCATAGTAGTCATTGAGAAGTCTTTTAACGAAGCATCAGAGGTTCTGGAAGCTGTCAGAGATGAATTTAAGTACGGAGAGATGATATTAGAATTTTATGGAGATATAACGAAGATTTCGCCGAGGTTGAAGGTTGATAAGAATTTGAAGGATACTGTTGGAGACTTTTTGATTAATGGAGTTAGGCTTCGAGGAAAAGGATTTGATGCTCCTATTCGGGGATTAAAATCTGGACACACTCGACCTACTAGAATCGTATTGGACGATGTTGAGTCCGATGAACATATCGAAAATAACGACCAACGAGTTAAGTACCTTAATAATTATGTGAAAAGTATTATTCCAGCCACGGATAATGAGTTGGGTGTAATTAAGATGTTCGGAACTATCTTGCATGATGATTCCTTACTGCAAACCTTGATTAACTCACACAACGGAGCGACCTATCGGGCTTGGGATAAGCAGAGACGATTGTTATGGGCTAGTAACTGGTCAGTAGAGAAGTTAGAAGCTAAGAGACAGGATATGTCACTTAATTCTAAATCTGACGCAGCTTTCTACCAGGAGTATTTCAATGAACCAGTATCAGAAGAAGACCAGATTTTCAAACCTAGGTACTTCCGATATTTCAACGATACTCAGTTGAAGCAAACTATTATGGCAAAACCTCACAAGTTTTACATCATGGTTGACCCAGCTATTTCCAAAAAGGAAACAGCTGACTTCACAGCTATTGTCTGCGTATTAGTTAATACTATGAATGAGATGTATATAGTGGAGATTGTTAGAGCGAGGTTGAATCCGATTGAAACGATTAAGGAACTGTTCGGAATGTACGAGAGATGGCAACCAGAGAAAGTCGGGATTGAAACGGTGGCTTATCAGAAGTCCTTAGTATATTTCATCGAGGAAGAGAAGAAACGAGCTAACTCAACTATTAGAGGGATGCAGATTCAAGAAATTAAAGCCGATACTGATAAGGGTAGGAAAATTAAAGGACTACAGCCCAGATATGCTATCAGTAGCGTTTACCATAGAGAGAATGACCCAATGACCAAGATATTAGAATCAGAGCTTACTAGATTCCCTAGAGCTTCCACGGACGATATTGTTGATGCGGTAGCCAGTATTTTACAGATGATTACACCAGCGAGAATGCCAGTTAAAGAGGAATACTCTAAATGGCAAAAGGTGAGGGAGGGACACTCGCAAGTAAGTTATTAAGTAGTATTAACAAAAAATGGACGAAGAGAAAAAAGAAAAATCCATAGAGGTAGAGTATTTCCCAACAGATGCACAATCTGAGGTGGTCAGTCGTATGTACCAACGTTTCAACGACATGCGGGATGCCCGTGATGACAACCGAAGGGAATTTGATGGCAGAACTCTGACTGAATATGTTAATGATAATGTGGATTCTTATAACGGTATTGTCCCTGACGAGATTAAAGAGACCAAGGAGGCTTGGCAGTCATTGATATTCGACCAAAAGACTAGAGGAAAGGTTAAGGCTATTGTCGCTATGATTACATCAGGGCGACCTTTTATTAATCTGATAGGTGAAACTGAAACTGACCACCAGAACGCTGAGGACATCCGATTGGTGTTTGAAGATTCTCATAGGAGGGAAGAGGGACAATACAAATTGTACTTACAGACTTTGGACTGTGCGATTAAGGGAACTGTGATTGTTGAAGAAGGATACCGAGAAATTAAGAAGGAAGTTAAAACCATTATCGGGTTCAATCACGAGACTGGCTTAGCGAAGATTAAGAAGGAGACTATTATAGAAGGCGGAGCAGGTCATTGTTACACAGGGATTGTTCCTATATTGAACTTCTATCCTAACGAGAATTGCCCAGAACTGAAGCATGATTGCATCGTGGTAGAGGCTATTACCCAAGAAGTTTTTGATAAAAGATATGGCAAATTTGAATATGCCAAATATGTTAAGACTGGAATCGCTTATGGTGACTTCGCTGATAGCGATTACAAAAGCACCATGGAGGATGACAGCGAATTGATTGAAGTTTTTAAATACTACAACGAGGACATCGACGAGTTTATAATCGTCTGTAATGGGGTTTGGTTGAATCCTCAGGATAAAGATGAAGTTTGTCCTTTACCTTTCAACCACAAGCAATTACCTTTCGCCAAAACTGTATTTGAGCCAGCTGATACTGACTTGTTCTACGGGAAAGGGATGCCAGATATTATGGCTGGAGAGCAGGAGACTATCAATGCTCTATTAAGGATGACAGTTGACCAGGAGGTTCTTTCAATCCACAAGCCTATTATGTTAGGTCAAGGTTCAGAGTTAGATTCCTATCAGTTGTTCCCAGGAAAAACATTCAGAAGTACAGGAGACCTAGACCAAGTTAGAGAAATGGATATTAGCGGAACTCAGAACTCTACTTTCCAAGTCCTAGAGTGGCTTGATAAGAAGTCTGACGTTAATACTTCCGTGAGTTCTAACACAATGGGAGTCGCAGGAGGAAGGAAGACCGCCAAGGAAGCTGTACTACTTGACGAAAATGCTAAAAGAATGTCTGGTAACTTCCAAACTTTCATTTATCACCTCTTATACCAACGAGCTGAGATGAGAGTCAGAAATATTTGTCAGTTCTACAAAGACCCTATCAGTTACGATATTTTGAAAGACAAATACGGGAAGAAGAAACCAGGGAAGGGACAACCTAAATACAGAGAAGTCGCTATTGATAGAATTGGTAATGAGCCTTTCTGGGTGAAACTTAGCCCTGAGATGTGTGGAGCTAAACTTATTGTCAGACTGGAAGCTGATGTAGAACCATCAATGACCAGACAGGAACAATTAGATGTAGCTTCTGCTTTGCTAGAAGAAGCCAAAGTGAACCCTCTTATAGACGCCGATGCCGCCACTATCAACTTCATCTTGAAGACAGGCTCAAACCCAGAGAAGTTCTACATGAAACCAACACGAGAAGATATGGAAGCCTCTAAGGATGGGAAAGTTGGGGAGACCCCTATTAAACCGCCTAACGTACAACAATGAGAAAATTCTTTTTAAACTTATTTTTCAGACTATACGAAGGGAAATCTTATAAGAAGATTAACGAGAAACAGATTACTACGATGTTCAATTATTTGACTCGAACGGATGAGACAAAGCAGTTTGGAGATTTTCTCAGACAATGTGCTAGTGCCTATAAGACCAAATATTTTTACAGCAAGGATGAAACTCTGAAAGGAACTGCATTAGCTTTCGTTCAATTAGCTGAGAAGTTTGAAGAACATACTCCTAAGAGACAAGCCGCCGAAGAAGCCAGACAGGATAAGTTAGTCAGTAAGAACAAGGGTACAAAAGTTAATTACTAATTTTTAATAAGCCATCGCTGGATGCCACCAGCAGTAAAAAAACAGGAGGCAACAAAATTATGACAGAAGAAGAAAAAGTTAAGGCAGCCGAAGAAGCCGCAAAAGCAGCTGAGGCTAAAAAGTTAGCGGATGGGAAAGATGATTTCGCTAAAAAAGATGAGTTGGTAGATGCTAATCGACACAACCAAGCTCTACGAAAGTCGAGGGAGGCTGAGGCAGAAAAGCGAGAGCTAGAAGCTGAAAAGAAGGTATTAGCTGATGCAATCAAGAATCAACCAGTTCCTAAGACTCCAGTTCCTCCTGTGAAGAAGGAAGAGGACGAGGACGAGGAAGATGATTTCTGGGATGATAAAAAACCCCCAGTAGTCGTTCCACCTCAAGTTGACCCTGATGCTATCAACGCAATCATTAACGAAAAAATCAGACCATTTGTTGAGTCTGAACAAAAGAGAAATAAAGTCGAAAAGAAGAACGCCAGGGCTTCGTTTTACGAAGCACATCCAGAATATCTGAATGACCAAGAGAAATGGGCTGAACTCTTAGACGAACTTTCTAGCTCGATTGTACCAAGTGCTGATTATTATCAGGATTTGGAAAAGGCTCATAGGATTATCGGAGGTGAAAATTTCAACCAAACTCAAATAGAGCAGAAGAAGAAAGACATTGCTAACGATGCAGGTGCAGGCTCAGGAACTCCCAAACCCAAAGCAGAAGATTTGAAGATTAGTGCTATGGACAAGAAGATTATGGAAGGGACTGGAGTCGATGCCGAAACTATTAAGTCTATGAGGGATTTACAAAAAAGTGGACTTCTTAGTATAGAGTTTTAATAAATAATTTTAAAAGCCATGTTAAAGTTCGCTAGAACTATCGGTGGTGTAGGACGAAAGTTAGTCTTGCGTGAACTTGGAGTTTCTCAAACCTTTGCGGTTGGAGATGCTGTCGAGGTTTACGTTCAAGGAGCTTGCACCCTAGGAACAGCTGCTCTTCCACTTTTGGGAGTGATAGCCTCATTTGCTGATTCCAAAGGGAACATCTTACGAGCCGATGCTGTTGTTGCTGGAACTGCCAGCGGTAACGATAAAAGAAGTGCTGTAACTGATGCAACTAATTCAGATAAATTCTATGCTTTCGTAGATATTTCAACTTCTACTGTTTATTCAGCTGAAGTAAGTGGTACTATCGGAACGACTGTAGATTCAGATGAACCAGGATGTAGAGTTGATATTGATTCTGCTAATACTGATTACGGTCGATTGTTAGAATCTACTGCTACTCGAACTATTGGAACTCCTGCTAATTTCTATTCTCACGGAGTAGATAGCACTGACTCAACTAGGTTAATGGTTTCATTAGCTATGAGTGAAATTTATGGAGTACAGGAATAATTGAAGTTTTAATTTTTAATTTAATTGACTATGAATGTAGAATTACGTTCTAGTTGGGGAGAAGGTTGGATTACAGGAACTGCTGCTAAGTTCGTTGAATCTTACAACCAAGCTGAAATGGCTTATTCTTTGGGAATAAAATCAGCATTGGGAGTTGAGAAAAACAACGCAACTTCACTTTTCAAGCAAAAGACCTCTAATAAAGCCGAAGAGACCATCACTAGCAAAACTGGTGTTGGATACCCTCGACAAACTGATGAAGGTGAAGATTACGCTATGGACGCCAGATTGCCTGGTTACAAAACTGTATTTAAGTTTGTTAAATACACTAGCGGTATTGAAATCACCGAGGAGTTTAAGGATGACCGAGATAAAGATTTGCAAGACAAGTTCGATGAAGGAAGGGACTTGCACATCGGGTTCAAAATGATGTTTGATAAAAGTGCTTTCGGTGCTTTCAATTACGCATTTACTGCCCAGGCTAGTTTGCCAGCAGATTTGACCTTTTATTCAGACGGGAAACCATTGGCTTCAGTAGGACATCCTCGTAAAGATGGTGGTACTGCTCAATCCAATGCTTCAGCTACAGGTTTAGTTCTTTCAGAACCAAATTTGGAAGTTGGAAAACAAGCTGTCAGACGACAACTTGACGATAGAGGGCTACCAATGGCTATCGGAAGTGGACGACTAATCCTATTAGTGCCAGATTCATTGGAAAAAACTGCCGTAATTTTGACTGGTTCTACCAAAAGACCAGGTACAGCTAACAACGACATGAACATCTACGATGGAACTGTCACAGTTATCTCTACAAAATGGATAAATTCCCAAAACGGTGGTTCAGATACTCAATGGTTCTTGATTGATTCATTGTTCTCACCATTCATATTCTTCGAGCGACAGGGAGTTAAAAGCCGAATTTATGTAGATAACAAGAACAAGAATACAATTTACGATGCCTCAGCGAGATGGCAAGTAGGTTGGAAGAATTGGAGAGGTGTATGGGCTTCTAAGGGTGACGGAGCTTCTTACGCTGGTTAATTAGAGAAGCAAGATTGTTTTAATGCAATCAGTTTCAATACTTAAAGAGGGAGGAGTTTTCGACGACTCCTCCCCGCAGAGTATCAGGTGGATAGGTCTCAGGGCTTTGAAGCTTGAGGGGTGCGGTAGGGTTTATGCTCGAAACGCTCATAAGAATTAAGAATAAAAAGATGGGTAAAACTAATTTAGACGTTCTACAAGTCAATCAAATTGTAGGTGGTGGAGCAGGAGTTCCTGCTACTGCTGGGAAAGTTATTTATTGTGACTATGGAAATGGTGGTGATGGTAATAACGGAGAATCTCCAGAGGAAGCAGTAAAAACTATCGCTCAAGCTTATTCTTTGGCGACTACAAATAAGTTCGACGTTATCGCTTTGATTGGTAATTCCACTCATGTTGTGACTGAGATGCTTACTGTAGCTAAAAATAGAGTAACTTTCGTTGGGATGGATGGTTCTTATGGCAGATTGACTGCTCAAAGTGCTAAAATCAGTATGGGAGTTACGACTGCCGCTACTGATATAGCGGTTGCTTTGATAACTGGTACTAGAAATGCTTTCTATAACATTAAATTTATTAATGGTAATACGAAGGCTGAATCTTTATCTGTAGTTATCGACAACGGTGAAGGAACTGTTATCGAAGGATGCTCAATGGTTAAGATAGCTGGTCTTGCCAATGCAGGTTGGTGTAATTTCTGGATGGCTGGAGATTCATTGACTATGAGGAATTGTGTTCTTGGACAATCTAATACCCCAAGTGCTGTTGCTCATTACGGTATCAAGATTGATGGTAAGACAGGTGGAGCTACTGACGGAACAGTTAAGGAAAATTTCTTAGAAAATATCTATGCAAATATGTCTGTATCTACTGCCGCCGCTGCTACTGCTTGTTTCATCAAAGTTGTTGATGGAGCTGCTTTGAACTTCAATAATGTCATTAAAGATTTTAACGGTATCAACTTTGTTCAAAATGCAACTGGAACAATCATGACTGATGCTGTTTTAGGAGCTGCTTCTGTAGCTGGATACCTAAACTTGATTCGACCTACCTTTATGGGTTGCACAGGTGTTGGTTCTGCTTCAGGTCAGGGAATTTATATTTCTCAATCCACAGCACCAGATGCTAATGGAGGGTTAGGAACTGAACTTACTGACTAATTGAATGATTCCTTGGGAGAGAACTTTTCTCTCTCAGGATAATTATTAAATTATAAATATGGCTAAGAAAAAAGAAGTCGCCAAAAAGGTTGGCAAAAAAGTTGTTAAGGGGGAAGTCACTTTCGGGATGGAAATAATCAACGGAGAAGAACACACCGTTACTAAAGATAAAAAAGGGAAACTTATTTCCAAGAGTATCTTGTAGTATAAACTTTTCTTAGGTGAGTCACCGACGACTCACCAATAAAGAAGTTTATGGCAGTAGGAGGGTTCGTAAACTATAAATTTTAAAAAAACACCATGGAAGGAGAAGAAATTAAGGAAAAATTAAAAACAGAGGCAGAACTTGAAGAGGAACGTTATCAAGGTTTGGTCGAGGAGGAATTACTTTTGGTCAAAAGAGCTAACACGACTGCGACCATTGAAGATGATTCTTTGCCACCTGTGAATAAAGCTGATGAATATGGCAATCTAATGCCTCACTTGTTGATTGACGGCAAATATCTTCCTAAACCACTTGCTGACATTAAAATCCAAGAACGACTTGTAATTAGGGAATATCAAAACTTAGAGAGAATCAAAAAAGAGGCTAAAGAGTATTTGAAGGTTAGTGAAGAAGGCAAAAAATCTAATAAATAATTTAAAAAAATGAATCAAGGTCAAATGTTGATGAATAAGAAAGGTCATTCTTACCAACTAGCTTTTACGGATGCAGCCGCTATTACTCCCGCTGACGATGGAGACCATGATTACGATGCTGTTTATGTTGGAGGAACTGGAGACGTTAAAGTTGATACTCTCGATGGAACTGCCGTAACTTTTGTTGCTGTTGCAGCTGGTACAACTATAAATTTACAAATTACTAGAGTTTATGATACTGGCACAGATGCCACTAGCATAGTTGGACTTAAATAATATTTATGTATAAAAAATTAATGCACCGAGAGTACATCGTTGAAACTCCTTCAACTGGTGAATTTTCGACAAATACTATTAGACTGGAAGGAATTTGCCGTCAAATAGTTATAGAACCAGTTACAAGCACAACTGCTTACGAATTTCAGATTATCGATGATAGGGACATTGTGATATTTGAAACTGATACTGAGACTGGGAACTATCCAGAATTGACGACTTTGCCAATGTACGGAATTTATACAGTCAAAATATTTAACGCAACAGTTGACGAAGAGTTTAAATTACAACTAATCTTAGAAGTCTAATGTTAAACAAAATAAAACTTTGGAGGGCAAAGTTCAGATGGTTCATCGAGGCTATCGACATTGTTATCAGGAATAAAGGTTCTAAATTTGAGAAGATTGAGGAAAAGAGAAAGGAAATTCGAAAAAAATTCTTGCTACTCGATAAAACTGCTAACCGAGAAATGGATGTTGATTACATCGTGGCTTTGAAAGAATATAAGCTAATTAATGAAATAATAGGATGGCTAAAGGATTAAAACCAGCTTCTAATTATGTTTGGAATGGCACAAAATGGGTAAAAAATACCTCTCCTTCGACTGAAGCCAAGCAAGATTCAATTTTGGCTGCTATAAAAGGTAACTTTATGCTGGAAGTAGCAGAAAGCGGCGTGTACACTTATATTGGAAAAGCACCGATAGCTTCTTCAACAGCTTCAGCAGTTTGGCAGATTAAAAGAGTAGATGAAACTTCCTGTGTTGAAATAAAATGGGCTGACGGAGACTCTAATTTCGATAATACTTGGGATAATTATGCGTCATTAACTTATAATTAAAAAGAATGGCTGATGATTTTACGTTAGTAAAAATGCTAGGGAGTATTCAGTTAAATCTTGACCATGGGTCTTTAACTGGTTTAACTGATGATGACCACCTTCAATATTTACTTGCAGATGGGACAAGGGAATTAACTGGTAATTTAGCAGTAACAGCTTTGGCTACTATCGATGGCAGAGATATTTCCGTTGATGGCTCTAAGCTGGATGGGGTTGAAGCTAGTGCGGAAGTTAATAATATTTCAGATATAAACGCCACCGACTTAACAGATGGAGGGGATACTACCTTGCATGACCACGATGGAATTTCAGAGAATACAACTCATAGAGGGTTAGTGACTGGAAATCCCCACGTAGTAACAAAAACAGAAGTTGGTCTAAGCAATGTTCCAAACACTGATTGCACTGATGCCTCTAATATTTCTAGTGGTACTCTCCCAAGTGCGGTGTTGCCACCAGTAGCTTTAACTTCTGTTCAAGTAGCAGTTAGTCAAGTTGCTATGTTAGCTCTCACTACTGAAGAGGGAGATGTTGTAGTGCGAAGTGATGAGAATAAATCTTACATGAAGAATGCAGGAACAGCAGGCACGATGGCTGACTTTTACGAATTACAAACACCAACAGATTCAGTTCTCTCAGTTAATGGAGAAACTGGTACGGTAGTTTTAACAACGGGAGATGTTGGCGAAGATACGGATAAGAACTATGTCACTGACGCGGATATAACTCTTTTGGGTGATACTTCTGGTAGTAACTCTGGCGACCAATCTACCATAGTTGGAATCACAGGTACTAAAGCCGAATTTGACACCGCAGTAACAGACGGCAACATAACTTATGACGGAGATGCTCCAACAGCTCACGCAACCTCACACACTGACGGCTCAGATGACATACAAGATGCTACAGCAGGACAGAAAGGAGTGGCTACAGCAACTCAGATAACTAAGTTAGATGGAATTGAAGCCTCTGCTGATGTGAATAACATTTCAGACGCTAACGCTGCCACCCTTACCGACGACTCAATGGCAGATGCTCTTCATAGGCACTCAGAACTTTCAGCAAGCGATGGAACACCCAACCCAGCTTTGAGTGTGGACGCTAGCGGCAACGTCGGCATCGGGACTACGAGTCCGGGACATACATTACAGGTAACGGATGGAGGGGCTACAGATAAGGGACCAACTTTATTTTTAAACTCAGATTATGCGGCTGGTGGGACTCATTCTACTTTTATAATGGCTGTAGATAATGCCGCATATGATAGTGCGAGTGACGCAAGATGGTTCCAAGTATCAGACGGGGCTATTTTAAATATAGGTGTAGGTAACGGTGCGGGTTCGCTAACGTCACAAGTTACAATATTAAATGACGGCAACGTCGGGATTGGGACGACAGACCCGACAGTTAAACTGGATATTAATTCAGATATAATAAGATTAAGAACAGCCAAAACGCCAGCAACTGCGGGGGCGACTGGAGACCAAGGTTCAATTTGTTGGGACGCTGATTATATTTATGTTTGTACTGCGACAAATTCCTGGGAAAGAGCAGCTTTAAGTTCTTGGTAGATTAAATGGCTTCCGTGCAAGCCATTTCACCTAGCAATAACTAGGAACGAATTTTTCGTAAGAGTTCTTTCGACAATAACCTTGACTATGGATGTAAATCATAGTTGTTTCAATTAGAGAATGTCTTAATTGATTTTTAACAGTTATTAGGTCAGCTCCCCTATTTATCATCGACGTAGCTAAAGAATGTCTGAATAAATAAGGGTAAACTCTCTTGTTTAGGTTAGCTTTTGCAGAAAGTTTGCAAACTAATTTTCTCAAAGCTTGTTGATTATAATTTCTCTGTTCATCAAAAGTTTTAAACAGAAAATCATCATCGTTTCTTCGAAAATTGTTTAAATATTCTAGTAAAATTTTTACACAACTAGAAGAAAGATAGATTATCCCATCTTTAAAGCCTTTTCCTTGAACAATCAGTAATTCGTTTGAACCAAAATTAATATCTCCGACTTTGATATTAATTAATTCTTTAGGTCTAACGCCAGAATAAGCTAACACAGCGACAATAGTTTTTTCTCTGACATTGCTGCAACAAAATAATAGTCTGGTTATTTCAGATTCTGATAATGTTGATTTGATAATTTGTTTAGGTTTCTTCTGCCTCGCAAAAAATAAAGGTCGTCCAATAAATTCAAAATAATATTCGATTGATTTAACTTGGTTCGTTTTGTGAGAGTAAGAATAGTCAGATTTATATAGAGTAAAAACATAGTCTTCTATCGAGTTTTTATCTAATGTAGTTTTAACTTTTATTCTTTTAATTGAGTTGATGTGGTTTTCGACTGTTACAGGCTGTAAACCTTTCTCAACATAAAGAAATTTTTCAAAATTTTTCATTTGTGGATAATAATTGTTAAACTAAAATAAAAGCACGGTTAAATTCTAGTTTTTTATAATAAATAATTTTAATAAAATGGTAAATGTAATAAACTATATTGAAAAAAAAAGCAAAGGTCTAGCCGAGGTTGTAAAAGCTGGTGGGGGCTACGCTATCGCTATTAAAAAATTTGATTCAGAAACAGGTGAATTGGACTCGCCAGAAATACAAGCAGTCGGAATTGATGGAATAGATGCAGAAATAGTTTCTAAACAAGCTGAAATTGATGACTTGAACACTTTGAAAAAGGATATTAATTCATTAACTGTTTAAAACAATGAAGATTAAAGTAAACCAAGTATTGAAAGATTTAAAAGGAGAAGATTTAAAAGGTAAGAAAAAAGGAGAAAAAGTAGAATTAAAAACTATTTGCGTTAATGCTCTTCTCTCAGAAGTACCAGAAAAAGAAGGGGCTAAGATTGACGGAAATGAAAAGATGAAGAGATTTATATTGGCTGAAAAAATCCAAAAGGCTAATGAAATTGAATTAACAGTTGAGGAAATTTCAAAGATTAAAGCCATTATTGGCGGAGCTTTCCCTCCTTTAGTGGTAGGAAGAGCTTATAATGCCCTAGAAGGTAAAAATTAATTTTAATTAAATGATTTTAAAATTCAAAAATCAAAGAATCATCAACGCTGGAACTCCGATTTCTTCCACTACAGCTCAGATGGATGCTACTGATACTACAATAGCGGTTCTTTCTGACGACAGATTCGCTAGTGCTACTGACAAGTATGTTCTATTCGGTAATTTCGGAGACGAAAATTCAGAGCTAGTAGCGTTTACGAGTGCTACTGGAAATGTTTTGACTGTCGGTGCTGTTACTAAAGACCACCCAACAGGAACTCCAGCTTACTTGCTCAACGCCAACCAAGTTGAGTTCTTCTATTGTGCTACTGTTGACGGAACTTACGCCAGCCTATCCAAAGTAGCCATCGACCCAGAATCGTTAGTCACTACTTACGAAGATGCGGCTCACACAACTGGTTTCGGTAAGGCTATTTTCTACAATGCAGCTGCCGTAGAGACTTATCAGACTTACTGGGAGATTATTAAATATGACAATGACACTAGAGCTACCCGTGGTTTTGTAAAAAGAGTCTCAATGGATAGGCAAAATATCCCAGATGGAGACCCAGATGTGACTGAAGATTTTTTAAATGATGCCGTTACCGAGTGCGACCAAAGAATCAAAGACGAGAAGATTAACTGGAAAGAAGAGTTCGCAGAATTAACAGTTGAGACTGTCGTCGGTCAAACTAAATATGATATTTCATCTTACTTCAAAGAACAATTGACCATCAGCAGTATCCTTTACGCTAAATGTGATGGGGTTGAAGTCCCAGCTACTACTTTCGATAATTTTTTAGCCAATTTACTTGGTGCTGTAACTACGACCTTAGCCGCTGACATTGCATTAGTTGACGTCACGGTGACAGTAACTGATTCTTCAGACCTTCCAGACGAAGGTTCAATTATGGTAGGGTCAGATTCGATTGATTATACCGCCAACGATAGAGCTACTAATATTCTTTCTGGGGTTACTGAAATCACAGCGGTTCATTCTTCTGGAGACGAAGTTTGGTACAACCAGTCAACTGGTTCTCCTGAAGTTCTTTCAGTCATGAACGGCTATCTGTACACTTACCCGTTCATAAACGCTGACGCTGACGCCAAGACAATCACGATACTTTACAGCAAGGAATACACCAATATCACCCTAGACTCTGACGAGTTAGGATTCCCTTCATTCCTTTATATAAGTTTTCTGAAATCAGCGATAGCCGCCAAGAAAGGGCAGAAAGACGCTCAAACCTTAGAGAGGAATTTCAATATAGATATTATGAAACATAAGGCTAAAGACGTCTCTCCTACGGAGACTGGATTTAAACCTGGTATGGTTATTTATCCCAGCAGTCGTAGAGGGTCATTAAGATAATGCTCAAACAATTTATTTGGCAGGAAACCCTTGCTGGCTTCAACGAAGAAATTATTATTAACAATAAACCGACAGCTCTCTACAAAGGGTTGAATTTGGATATGGAAAAACAGCCTGGCAGTTTAAGGAAAAGGAAAGGCTATAAGATTTTTGGTGCTCAAATCGTCAATGACAATGACTTATTGGGATTGTTCGATTTCCCCAAAAACGACGGTACACGAGTTCCTCTGTCAGTAATTGACGATACAGTAGCTATTACTAATGCGAGCTATAGCGACCCCGAAGTGACCCTCACAGTAGCATCTGGGCATGGGTTAGTTACTGGGGATACGATAGTAATAACAGGGCTTGTCCCAACTGGCTACAATGTCACTACTACTTTAGATTCTGTGACCGCTACTGAGCTTGTTTATTCAGTAGCAGGGTTGGCTGCTTTATCTACCACGGAAGGAACTACAACCTTCTCTAAAATAATGTATTACTCAGCTGGTTGGACTTTAGCCGACAAAGGATATTCTCCTAGTCTCAAAGGAAGATTCGAGAGTTTCGTTGACTATTGTTTCTTTACTAATGGAACTGATTTGAAATCATCTGCCGATGGAATAACTTGGGGAACTACGAATCTTTTAAATACGATTGATATTACAGCAGTAGTTTATGCTGACCCAGCAGTTACTTTGACAGTTGCTTCTGGACATGGGGTAGTTGTCGGTGATGAAATAACTATCACAGGATTAGAACCTGCCGCTTACAATGTAACGGCGACAGTAACGGTAGTGACAGCTACTACTATAGTATTTTCTTTAGCTAGTCTAGCCGCAGTAACTGATGAAGTTGGCTCTTTAACAGTCCAATTCTCACTTGCAGCTAATGATGTAGTTAAATATGGGAGTGCTCTATTCTTAATCGGAATCTCTGGGTATAGAAGTGACCTTATGTGGACTGATTTGCCTGATAAAAATGATAGTGGAGATTATGAGTTAGCTTGGAATAGAAATAATAATGTTTCTGTAAATTTAGGTGACGGAGAAGAACTAATAGCAGGTCAAGAATACCGAGGAGCTTTGTACTTATTCAAGAACAGTTCGATTGCTAGGACTTTAGTACCAGTTGCAGCTAATGGATTCAAAAACCTTAGTGGGAATATTGGAGCTAACAGCAAGGATTCTATTCAGGTTGTCTCTGGTCAAATGATATTTTTTAATGACGGTAAGAAAAACTCGAAGAAAGGCTACTACTCATTCAATTCTCTAGCTGACGCTGAACCTAAGATTATTTCAGAGCCAATGCAACCTTACATCGACGGGATGGTAGCTGGTCACACAGTAATCTCTGGAGTTATAAATGACCTTTATGTTTCTTATATTGGAGCAGTAACTAATGCGGCTCACAACATTTCGATAGACCATTGTTACTTGATTTTTAATGCTAAAACTAATAGATGGTTAGGAGCTTGGAGCTTAGACCATCCAGCTGAAATAATGTCGCTTCTCACTATAAGCAATGTTACTAAGTTGCATTTTGGAGACGATGACGGGACAGTATGGGAAACTGACGAAGGAAACCGAGACGGATATGTTAGTGCTGGTACTACTGGAAGTGCGATTGCCATGAGAGGGTTAAGTCACCAATACGACTTATCGAGAGGAGCTACTGGATACAGAGAAAATTACACCAAAAGGAAGGTCAAACAGATGTATCTTTCTGGCGAAAAACTTGAAAACTGTGTCTTTAGATACAGATTCGACAAGAAATTGTCTGAAAAGGGCGACTGGACTGAAATTGTTGGAATGAAATCACCTACTCATGAGTTCCCTATCAAGAATATCGACGCTCATTTATTCCAATATGAGATTATCCACATCGGAGACAAGGCGGATGAACCAATAATCAGGAAATTAATAATAGACCATGAATAACAAATCAGACTTCCTAGAACCAATCCAACAAGAGTATCTCGGTATCCCTTTTAGGACTGAGAGGAGTTTGGTTGATGAGATTCTTAGGCAGGACATTTACAACCAGGAGACTATTTTAGACCAGAACGGGACTTACAGGCAGATTGAAGTGATTATAGCTGAGCCTGATTCAGCATTAGAGGCTAAAGATAAATCAGCCACGGTTACTGTCCCATTCGACGCTGTGTTGGTTGATGTACATGCCTTTGTGTCTACAGCTTCGACCTCTGGTGTAGTGGAAGTTTCTTTAGAAGACAAGAACGGACATGATATTTTAGCTGGTTGGATTACGATTGACGCTAATCAGAACGGTTCTGAGACAGCCGCAAACCAACCAATCGCAGACCCTCTGTATAATACTTTGCTCAGATATGACCAGATTAGTATAAATGTCGATTCGATTGGGACTGGAGCAACTGGGTTAGTTGTACAAATGTATTTCGTTGTTAGTAAATTTTATTACTAGAAAATGGCTATAGAAATAGGGACAAGATATACGTTTGAGGATTATGGGACTAGATTTCCTAAAGGAAATAGGTGTGCTGGAATTGATTCTTATCGTGGAGTTATTCTATATACTGCGAACAGGTATGCTTTGTTGAAAGCGTTCTCAGTAATTGGGTTAGTACCTTCTTTCGGGACTAGGGCTTTGGTACAAGCAGTCAGCGGTTCTAATACTTCTAGTTCATACGACGTAGCGAGACTATCTGATAGATACGGGGTTTCTTATGTCGGTAATTCGGTTGCGGGAGGTTTAAAATTAAGAGCTTTCGATATTGGTACTTCTGGGACTACTATTACACAGGGGGCAGCGACAACTGTAAGTATGGGATACGCTTACCCAATTTACGCTATGTGCAAAATGTCAGCTACGAAAGTATTAGCAATGTCGTCAGGGTCTTTCTCATACCAGGTTACTAGAGCGGTAGTAGGAGATGTTAATACAGGCACTCTAGCGATAACTATCGGAAGCTATTACGACCTTTCCGTTCATCAAACTGGTGCGACTAGAGCTAGTTTAGATAGTTTCAACGAGACTTACGCTGTTTATGTGAAGCAGGCTGGATATTTATTGATACTTTCCATTTCTGGAACTGCAGTAACTTATGAAAGCAATTACTATGATGCTACCAAACCATTCTTCAACGTTAAATGTTTTGGAGAAGATAAATTTGTAGCTTTGTATATGTCGTATGTTTCTTCTGGGGTTTACTACTTGAGAGCTACTTTGTTCTCAAGAAGCGGGACAGTTATTACTGAAGAAGATGACATTGGTGTTTTTTCAACTATGTCTAGGTACTATCTCGATGATGCTGAAATAATTAAAGAAGACGATGATAAATTTATTGTAATTTTCCACGATGCAGGCAACCACAAGATTTATACTGAACAAATAGAGATTAAAGGAGATAATTTCAAGAAGGTTTTGAATAATTATGAGATAGAAGTTTTCGCTACTTATTCTGGTACTGCCCATGCTATTGTTGGAGGAAGTTATTTCCCAGGAGCGACTGACCCAAGTGCTTACTTCGTTTATGACTATTTAGAGACTAATTACCAAGGAGGTTTAAGAGTCGGTAATCCTACCTGGGGCGGGTTTAAACCAAAAGTTATGTTAATATAATATTAAGTAATCAAAAAAAATGGCAAAACTATCAAGGAGAGAGATTTGGGCAGCCAAAACTGGCAAGAATAAAAAGGAATATAAAAATTCTGCCGAGGGCAAAGGCTCAAGTAAAATCAAAAAGTATTACAAAGAGAAAGACAAGCTCGAAGATAAGGGCTATGACATTAGTAAAGATAAACTTACTAAGGACTTTAAGTTGGTTTTGGAAGCCGCTGGTTTTGCCACGAGCGATTTACAAGAAGATTACGCTAGAAATATCAACAGACTGGAGGAGAACAAAGATACTGACATTGAAGGCTTAAATTATTATTTAGATACTAACAGAGGAAGGACTGAGGAAGACTTAGATGTTGCTATCGGCAAAGAACTACGGAACTTTAATTTAACGATGGATAGAAGCGATGAGTCAATAGCCTCTAGGAATCTAGCCTTTTCTGGGTTGAGAGGTGTCCGAGGGAAGGAAGAGGGAGATATTTCCGCCGAACATGAATCAAAGAACGCTGATTATATGAGGTCTGCTCAAAGGTCTTTTCAAGACTTAGACCGACTCGAAACTGTCAAAAACTTAGCGATAGAAACACAATACGGCAGGGATGTTGAAGACACGGCTACCGCCAAGGAGAGAGGAATCAGAGATATTGACTTCGGAGTTAAAAAGGCGAAGCAAACTAAAGAATCTTCCATGGATAGTCTGAAGTTAGGTAAAGAGAAGATTAACTGGACTGATGATTATGCCAAAGATACTGCTCAGGCTTCAAATACAAGCATCTTTGACGCTCAACGTTTGAAAGAAAAATATGCTCAGCCACTTTGGCAACAACTAATGTCTTAACATAAAAAAATGGGTGAAGTAAACCAAGATGCAATAAATGACGCTATCGCTAAATTTGCTGGTGAGGATAGTGCTTATGCTGATAAACTTAAAGGTCATGTTGCCAACTATGTCGGTTATTCTAACCAAGTTGCTAGTATGCCCAAAGTTGATGACCCTGAGGCTGTAGCCAAAATGGGTGGAGGAGTAGACCAAAGCTATCTTAGAGGGAACATTACACCTGGTGGTGTTACTGCTTTAGGTGGAGCTGGTGTTGGGCTTCTTAATAAAGAAACAAGTGCTTTGCAAAGTTTAGCTAAAGGAGCTAAGAGCAACGCTACTAAAAAAGGCGGAGAAGCCTACGAGGGATTAGCTGGCTTTGAAGCTAACGATTCTCTCGACAATGCAATCCAACGATGGATGAAGAACCCTAAGAATGAAGAGGGCAATTACAAATCTTTAGATGAACTCCAGAAGGAATTAGAAGGAGCGGTTCTTGGAGGCGATGCTCAATGGAATGAAGAAGATGTTTCGGCTAGATTAGCCCAGAGAGTCCCAGAAGGAGCTAGAGAGACTTTGCAAGAAGATTTCTATAAGAGTATCGGGAATACTCAAACCGAAGCTGAAAATTTGATTAAACTTGACCGTTACACTACTGGTCAAATGCCAGAATATGAATCTGACTTATATAAAATTACTGACCCAGGATTCGCAGCTAAGGCTGATATTATGAAAGATAGCCCAGGATTACAAGCAGAACTCACTAAACTTCAGAGCGACAGCCCAGAAGCATTGCCTTATACAGACTTAGTAGAAAAATTCCCTAGCATCACACCAGAGATAGCTAAACCTTATTACAAACAAGCTGCGGCTAGTGATGTTCCAGCTATGATAGAAGAGAGAGCAATCCCAGTAATAAACGAGAATGGTAAAGCCGTTGTGCCAGAGGCTTTTTTGGGTGAATCCAAAGATGTTGCTAAGCTTCTAGGGTTAGAATATAAAGGAATTTTAAGTGCTCAAGAAATAGAAGATTTAATTTATCAATACTGGAAAGAAAAATCCAAAGGATTCCCGATTGATTTCGACGCAGCAATATAATTAAAATACTAAAATGGGTCTTTATTCATCACGAAAAAAAGCAGACGAAAAACAAACAAACGTAAGTACACCGCTCCAGCCTTCCAGGGATTCTGGAGTTGGAATTTTTGATTGGGTAAAAGCTTCAGCCTTCAAATCTGCTAGGGGTCTTTATGGTGGCTTAGAATTTTTCGCTGGAGGAGTAAAAGAAACAGGGGAGCAACTTAAACGGGGAACGACTTTGGAGAACTTCAACGAGAATTTCATGAAACAGCCAGAAGGGTTTAAAACCAAAGCTCCAGATGTTGTTTTCACAGAAGAAGATAAACAGAAAATAGCCAAGAGGAAGGAAACTTTCCAACCCCTAGATGATGTTGCTAAAAAAGCTCAGCAAGTAGCGGGGGCTGTTGTTCAACCAGTAGGCTCTTATGCGGAGAAAGCTTTTGAAGCTGTCAACGAAGGTCTGGATGCCAAAGCTAATGACTGGGTTCATAGTTTCTACCAAAAGCCGTTCACGAAAGAAGACGGTAGCACCGACTGGGGTTATGTCTTGAGACCAGATGTCTCTTCTCAATATGTATTCGAGGTAGCAGGACAAATGTTGCCAGCATTGGCGACTGCTTACGTTTCAGGAGGCACAGCTCCGATTGCTGTTTATATGGGAGGAGTCGAGCTAGGACAATCCTATGAAGATTTTTCTGGTAGTCTCGCCGAACAAGAAGGAATCTCTGTAGAAGAGTTGACCGATGAGCAAAAAGAAGACTCATTCTCTCAGGCATTTCTTTATGCTGGAGTTTCAGCTTACTTGGAGACTAGGTTATTCGCAGGAGTGGAGAAAACTGCGTTAAGACCTATCAGAAGTATGCTCCAACGAGCAATCAAGGAAGTTCCTTTGGATATGTTGAAGAGTGGACTTATAGAGGGTGGAACTGAGGGGCTACAACAATTCTCTCAGAATTTCATTGCTAAAAAGGGAGGCTCTGACCCAGACAGAAATTTAATGGAAGGTGTCTTAGAGAGTGCTTACAAAGGATTCGTTTCTGGTTTAGCTTTCGGGATGTCAACTAATTTCCAAGCACCTAGAGGAACAGACGCTCAAATTAACTCTGTAGCTGACTTGCAGAAAGCTAAGGATTCTTACGCTAAAGAGTTTGCTAAAGCTAAACAAACCTTCGAGGCTGAACAGACAGCAGCAGGAGAAAAAGTTGTAGCAGACAATCAACTTACCGCTGATTATGCTCAAAAAATTTACACAGGTTCTAAATTCGGCAATGACGCTATGGGTGAGGGCGGTGTCGGTGCAAACATGGCTGACCCAGATGTTGCAGCGGTGCTTTTCGACGATACTGGTCATCTCTCCGAGTCTGCTATGAAGGGTAGGATTGATGATATAGGTCAAAAATTAGAATATAATATTAGTAAAGAAAGCGGAGATTTATTCAGGTCTAAAATGGAAGGTAAAAAATTTAAAAGCATAAAAGAGGCTGATGCAGCTTTTAAGACATTAATAGGAGAATCTTTGCCTCCCAACCAGTCTAAAAAATTCTTTGCTGAATCTGAGAAGACCTACAATCAATTAGAGAAAGAAGGGAATACTAAAATTAAAACAATCGGTGAAGCAGATGTTTCTGTAGCCAATGATGCTACACCAGCGACACTTGAAAGAGGAGCACAAGACCCAGAGTTTAACAATTTTGTTGAACAAATTACCAAGAGAGGAAAAATCGCCTTGAAAGAAACGACCGTTTCCTTAGAAAAACTTAATTACGAAGGCTTCTCTGAGGCTGATTTTGGAGGTGAAGGTAAATCAGCGAACGCTTTGGCGAAAGTGAAAGCAGGAGACATCTCACCTTTAGTCATAGATTTTGTTGATGGTAAATTAGTAATCAAAAATGGTAACCATACTAGATGGGCTTTAGGGCAAGAAGGTATTGAAAACGCTAAAGTTGTCATAAGCGAAACTGCCTTAAAAGAGAGCGGGCTGGAAACAAAGGTGGCAGAAACTATAAAATCAGAAGAAGTACCGAAGACAACAGACAAACAAACAGACTTACAGAAAAAAGGCGAGGATATACAAAAAACTGAAGAGTTAAAAGCAAAGGTAGATAAACCTAGTGTAGGAGCTGATTTTGTTCCTAGAGAGAGCTTGACGGCTGTTTATAAAGAAGCTGAAAGGCTCGGAGCAGGAGAAACCTTAGCTAAAGCGATAACCAAACCTCTAACTGGAGAAGAGATTGAGAGACTTTCTGATATGCAGATAGCCGTTGTTAATGCGGGTCTATCAGGAATAGCTCAGAACTCACCAGAGGCTATTGAAGTTATTAACCAGAACATTCAGGCATTGGGAGGAACTGCTGTAGAGACTTCTACTATTGTTGCTCCGACTGAACCAGTTAGTGCAGGAGAAACGCCAACTGAATCTGAAGTTAATATTAAAAAGACTGAAATTGAAAAAGCGGAAGCTCTATCAGGAAGAATTGCAAAAATGGACGAGGATGTGGCGACGGCTGACATAACCAAAAAAGAAGAAGCGTTAGCTACTAGAGAAGTTCAAAGGAAAGAAATATCAGCGTCGCTCAGAAAAGGAGCTGATACTTTTGTTGATGTCAAAGCTGGAAAGAAAAAAGCATCTGCCTTCACATTATCAGTTAAAAAACTTCCAAATCTTAAATATGGATACGCTATAACAATGAATACTCCAGACTCTACACAAGCCATAGACTATTCACCTAGATTCTCGTCTGAAGCTAAAGCCAAGAAGATGGGTATTCAGCGAGCTATTAGGATGGTTGAAACTGCTAGACAAAGCGGTGTTTCAAAGGCGGGCTTAACTAAAATCAAGACTGCGTTGATGAAGGCGAACAAGACTTTGGGCAAGTCAGCTTTGACGACTAAGAAAGTTAAAAAAGTAGTAAAAGAAACCCAGAAAAAACTTAAAACTAAGAAGGAAAAACAAACTGTTTATAAATCTCCTGTTAAGCAAGAAAAATTAACTAAAATACTTCGAGGAACTAAAGGTTTGACAGCTGAGGATATTCAGAAGAAGCTTCCCAATATAAAACTGAAGAAAGATGTTCCAGCTAAAGATATTCATGGTAATAAGGTTATTATTCCAGAAGATGAGGTCTTAACTCCCTACGAACTGAAAGGCAATAAGATTCTGTTACAAGACGGGAAGACTTACATCGTGTCTAAAAATCAATTCGCTAATATTAAAGGAAATTCTGTCGGTGGCGAAGTTAAACCATTTGCACCTGAGTTAAAAGAAATTAAAGAAAGCGTGAAGAGTGATAAGGTCTTAGTAGATGAAATTGATGTCTTGTCTGAAAAAATGTTTGGTAAAAAATTTGAGGATTTGACACCAAAGAAAAGAAGAGAAGTTTCTATTGAGAGAAATCAACAATCATGGAGAAACCCCAAATCAAATACTAAATACTCTGAATTGCAACTTCCAGGCGGAAAAAATTATAAAGAAATTATAATTCAAGCAAAATTAGATATTAAAACTGCGGAAAAATTAGGGTATAGTGTGAAACCAGCGAAAGGAGAGACAGTAAGCGGATGGAGAGTCCATTATCCAGACGGTAGTTGGCAACAGTTTATACACAGTAGTAAAGAACTAGCAGAAGCTGAAATGCTTAGGACAGTTTCTTTACATGAGAAAGCTTATCCCTCTCCACATTGGGAAGAAATTAAAAATGTGTTAGCTCATATTAGAATGAATATGAGAAAGTTTAAGGGTAAAACAGTCGCCTTCTTGGAAGAGTTGCAGAGTGATTGGGCAAGAGAGGGGAGAGAGAAGGGGTTCGACTTATATGATGTCGTATCAGAAATAGAAGATGATACTCTAGGGTCTTTCGCTACAAAGAAAGAGGCTGAGGATTTCGCAAAAGAACAATCGACAGAAGAGACTAAATATAAAGTTATTGTTGGCGATGGTGTCCCAAACAACCAATTCCTAAAAAAATGGCAAGAAATGTCGATTAAAAGAGCTTTAATAGAAGCAGTGAATTCTAAGGCTGGATATTTCGCCTGGATTAATGGAGAGCAGACAAGTGCTAGATATAACTTAGATACTGTAGTCGATAGTATTAAGTGGGAAAAGGATGACTCTTCTCTTATTAGAAGAGCGGATGGAGTTAAGAATGTTATTATCAACCCAAAAGACGGTTCTTCAGCGTTCAACATTTTAGTAGATAAAGATGGAAAAATAATTTCGTCTGTGTACAGAGATTGGAATGGCAAAAAATTAGACGAAGCTCTAGGGAAAGGTTTAGCAGACAAGGTAATGGGAGAAGAAACAGGGACTTTATTAGGCGAAGGTCTTAAATTTGGGGGAGAATGGACTTCTAATCTTTACGATAAGCAAGTTAAAAATATAGTAGAGGATTTAACTGGCGGAAAGGTTGAAGTTATGGATATGGGATTGCCCGTAGCTCCAGAAGGTAGCAAGATATTTAATATCCAATTATCCAAAACAGGAAAACCAGTAAGACTGACTGAAAAGAATATGAAGATTGGTAAAACCATTTTTACTAGCGAAGGTGCTGGCGAGTATGTAATCACCGATATTCTTGGAGAGGGAGCGTTCAAGGCAGTTGAAAAAGTGTTTTATGACAATATGAAAGCTAGGTGGAAAGACCTAGAGAACGACCCTAATTGGAAATTAAAATTAAGCGTAGCTGAAAGAAAATTTAATGTTTTAATTAAAAAAGTTGTCCAACAAGGCATTAAACTAACCCCTGAAATAAAAGCTAAAATTAAAGGCAAAACTCTTGGCTTGAAAAACAGCGGAAAAATGTTTGCTTCTAAAGAAAATAGTAAGGGAGCTACACCAATAAGCGAGTTCGAGGAACTTCCCAAAATTGAGAAGGAATTTGACGCTAACGCTAAGAAGTTCAAACTTCACGAAAAATCTATCGAACTCATTAGAAAGTATGCTGCTAGGATTGGTGAAGGGAATCTTCCTAGAGGAACAGCAGGAGTCTTCTGGCATGGTACTAATACAATCAGAACTAGGAGTTTAACTGAAATTTCTGTCGTAGCCCATGAAATAGCTCATTATTTAGATTTTGTTAAAACTAATATAAGCGATGCGTTCTTAGGAGATAATAAAGGTCTTCAGTCAGATTTAGATGAGATTTATGTAGAATATTACCATGGAGCTAGTTTATCCCATCCGAGAAGGCTACGAGTAGTTGAAGGATTCGCTACTCTATTGCAGAAATATGCTGAGATGCCGACTACAATGGAAACTACATACCCAGATTTAATTAATGCTTTCTTTAAAGAAGGAGGAGACTTTTATAATCCATTGTTTGCAGAAATAATAGCTGATTTAAGGAATATAGTTGGTGACTATCAAGCGTTGAAACCTTTGGACAAGATTGCAGCCAGGATGCTTGATGGAGAGCTTAAAGTTGATAAAAAAATAATGAGTCTCTCTGACAAAATTAAATCTTTTATGGCTGATTTTATTTATCCTACTGAAGCTTTATCTAAGAAAGTTGGAAAGCATTTTACTAGCGATGATTTATCGTTATGGATGAGGTTATATAATACGACCTTGCCAACAATGATTTCAAATAATATTTTAGGTCGCTCTGCTTTTGTTAAAGGTTACAGCAGGTTAGTAAATGGAGAAGTCAAACAAACTCTTAAATATAATTGGTCTGATTTAGTTAAAAAATTAAAAGGGAGTGATAATGCTTTTGGAGCTTTTCTAATAGGAAGAACAATCTTTTATGAATATAAAGATTTAGGAAATTCAATAGAATTAAACGAAAGCAAAAAGTTTGAGATAGTTGAAATGAGTTTAGATTTGGATATTTTAACTGCCAAACTTGGAAGAGCTAGAAATAAAGACGTAAAAAAAGGAATTAGAGAAGAAATTAATGGCATTAAAACAGACCTAGCGATAGCTAAGCAAAGTTTTGAAGAAAGACAAAAGGTTATAGAAGAGTCAACTAAAAGACTTAAAAAAGACCAAATACCAGAAGAGGAAGCTACTAATGCCTTTGAACAAGGAAAAGCTCTTTATGAAGAAGAGACTAAAATGTTTGATGCTTTAACATCTGAAGACCTTAAATTTGCGAATGACCCTGCTGTTCAATTACTTACAAATAAAGAATTTTCAAGATTAAATTCTAAAGAAGGTTATGCTCCTCTCAAAAGAGCTTTCTATGACGAAATTTTAGGGACTAATGAAAATCTCCCTAAGCACATGAGAATGACTGAAGGTAAAATATCATCTCTGAAAAAAAGGACTGGTTCTCCTAGGGTTATTATTAACCCTGTCGCTGCTGCTATTTTAAATCACTCTGAATTTACTAAAAAAGGGTTGCAACAAATTGTTCGTAACAAAGCGATAGATTACGCAGAACTTGCCCCAGATGTTATAGAGATAGTCCCTCTTAAAGCTTATAAAGATGAAAATACTGGACTTATTGTATTCCCACAGGAGAGCAAAAAAGAGATTATAATGGCTCGAAAAGACTACAAACGAGTTCCGCTTTTAGTTGACTCAACTATCAAGCAGATATTTGATAATGTTCTGACCCACGAATCTGTTGATGACTTCGGTAAGTTTATGATGTCTTCTTCACGGCTCTTCTCAAAGGGAACAACTGGTCTTTATACTCAGTTTATTGTTCCTAATTTAATGCTTGACCAAATTTCAGCTGCGGCTCAATCCAGTAACAACTACATTCCATTTTATACTGCTACTAAAACTCTCTATAAAACTTTGAGTGATAAAAACAGTCCTGAATCTGAGTTAGCTTTAGAATATTTAAGACTAGGAGGAGAAAGACAAACTGCGGCAGGTTGGTTAAACCAAAGCCCCGAAGAACTTAGTAGAACCATCCGAAAAGAGAATAAGGGTATTGAAAGAATAGTTAAATTTATTGATAGAACTGGAGATGTTGTCGGAGTTCCTGCTACTTATAGTGAGATGGGGTCTCGAATGGTCGAGTATATAATGTCTAGGAAAAAAGGAGAACCACAAGTGGTTGCTTTAGAAAGAGCTGGTAGAGTTACTGCTCCATTTCATCATGTAGGTTCGTGGACTGGAAGTTTTGGTCAAACCTTCATTAAATCTATTCCTTTCTTCAACCCAGCCATACAAGTCGTTGCTCAAGCGGCTGAAACTTTGAATAGTCCTAAAGGAAGGCAGAAATATTTAATGGTGGTAGCAGCAGTAAGTGCAGCCCAAATTGGTTCGTTAGGATTAATTTTAGCTGGAGGAAGCGATGAGCAGAAAAGGAAATATGCTGGAATCCATCCAGACATGTTAGCTAACTACCTTTATTTGCCAAACCCTACCAATAAAACAGATTTAATTAAACTTAGAATACCAAGTCAATTCTCTGTCCTAAGTGTTGCTATGAACATGGTTATCGCAGATAAGTTCTTAGGAGCTGACTATAAATTTGGTGAATACTATGATGGGGTTACCGCCTTTATACCTGACCAATTAAATCCTGGTAATTTATTAAGTACATCAGGCTGGGCTAAGTTAGTGGCTGGATGGCTTCCACAGTTGTTAAAAATTCCTACTCAATTGATGTTCAACAAGAGAGTATTCCCAGAAGTCATGCCATTAGAGGGATATTCGCTAGAGAAGAAACTTCCATCAGAAAGATATTTGGATTCGACATCTAAGGGTGCTAAGATGTTAGGGAAGGCTTTTGGTTTGTCACCCGTTAAACTTGATTTCTTTATGGAAGGATTTTTCGGACGATACATCGGGTATATGACAATAAAACCAAGTGCTTATAACTTGAGGAAGGTTTATATTCAGGAAGAATATTTCAATAGTAGCCGTCAGGTCAAAAAATATTTTGATATGAAGGAGGAGAACGACCAGAGATACACTACCTATAAAGGAAACCCCGACAAGAAGGTGGAGTTTGCTAGAGCCAAGAAAAAGCGGGAAGAGCTGAATAAGGTAGCCGACTATTTAAAGAAATTCAAAGAGGTCGATGAGGAGAAATTGCCCATTAAAGCCGAGGCTTATAGACAAAGGATTTTCTCATTAATCAATAAGTTATAATATGAAGAAATTAATTGAAAGGTTCAAAGCTTTTTTTATCAAAGAAGCGATAGTAAGGCATCTACATTCTTTCGCAAAGACCTATGTTGTTGTGTTTTTAGGAATACTATTAGCTGGATGTGCTGATGGAGCTAGTTGTCTAACGGGAGTATTTTTAATTCAGACTGCGAAAATATCGCTGATTTCTGTCCTGAGAAATATTTATAAACTATTAACCGAGTAACTATATGGAATCTTTCTCAGCGTGGGTGGAAATGATAGGGTTTATTATCATGATTGTTGGTGTTATATTTTTAGTTTATAAAACCTTCAACGACCCTGATAACGCAGCCAAAAGTAGACTAGATGTTCTTGAGGCTTCTTGCGTCCTTAAAACAAAATCTATTAGAGAAAGTTTCTCTTCTATCAAGACAGATATTCGTAATATAAAAAACAATCACCTGTTCCATATCGAGAATGACATTTCAGACATCAAGGTAACATTAGCCTCGATAGAAACAGCTCTTGAGATTGGAAATCGAAAAAAATAAGATAAAAAAGGAAAGCCCCTCTGCCATTGTAGGGGTTTTTCTTCTTGACAATGATTGGGTAATAGTTTAAGCTGTATTTATGTTATGTTGGTTTCGACGAATGTATCAGTAGAACCCTTTGTTGCTCCCTTGCTATTTAGTTCTGGGGTATCGGGGTTTGATGCGGAAGTAGTATAATGGCTAATACTGGGGTCTCCAAAGCCTTAAATATGGGTTCGATTCCTATCTTCCGTGCGAACAAAAAGAACTAAACTTAATAAGAATATTATGAAGAGAGTCGATATAAGTAAGAACTACAGCTTGAGGGAAGCGATTGATTATGTCCCTCTTAAAACGAAAGATACTTTATCCAGGTATGTTAATCGTTACCAAGGAGCTAGTTGGTCTATGGGAAAAATCCAGATTAAGAAAAGAGCAGAAGGGAAAGGAAAAACATCCACCCGTTACGTTATTTCTGGAGAGTGGATTAGGGAGTTTAATAAACGTTATAAAGCAGGGAAGCTGACTGGATACGTTATTTTCACCCCAGATGAGGTTCGATATACTTTGAAGGATATGTTGAAATATTGCGAGGAAAATCATATTGTGACTGTTCAAGAATTTATCAAAAAGAAAAATGAAGAAGAAACCAAATAAGTTTTATTTACTACCGACTGAGAAGAATCATTGGTATTATATCCAGAACCAAGATTTCCCCAGCGGAGTTGAAATGCCTTCCGCTACTACTATTTTGGATATGTTCCCGAACCCAGGACTAGATTTCTGGAAGACGAACACCTCTCCAGAAGAGATTAAGCAGAAGCAAGAAGACGGAATGATTCAAGGAACTAAAGTCCATCATTATTGCTATTTGATTGCCCATGGTGAAACCGTTTTCCCGATAGGGCTTACCAAGAGACAAATCGAATTACTGCCGTTAGAGACTTCAGAAGATAAACAGAAAGACGACAAGTTGTTGAATTATTTGATGAAGCCATTAACTGACAGAGAATACAAGTGTATTCTAGGCTTCAAGAACTTCTGGCAGGAGTTCAAGCCAATTACAATCGGCAAAGAGTTGAAAGTTTATCATAAGAAATTAAGATATGCTGGAACTCTGGATTGGGTTGGTTATTTATTTAACAAAAAGACTGGAAAGTACGAGTTATGGATTGTAGATTATAAAATTTCTAAACAGCATAGTCGAGGATACGAAGGTCAGAATATGTGCTATTACAAGGCTCTTTGCGAAATGTACGGCAAGAGATTCAAGGCTAGGCTAGGTATTCTATATCTAGGTAAAGCTACCAAGAAGATGTTTCAGCTCAAAGAGATTGAAGACAAGAAGAGAGCTTGGGACGACTTTATGATTAGTAAGAAGTTGTGGCATACATTCAATACCCACGCTTCGCCTAAAATGGCTACTCCGAAAGATGCTATTTCAGTAGATATTTCTCACAAAGTTAAAGGAAGGACAGTAAAACTTAATAAACAGCACTAATGATGAAAAAAAATCCGTTGAAAAAGAAGGAGTTGATTAAAAGAATAGCGAAATTGGAAAGTTTCATAAAAAAACAAACTATTACCGAACACCGTCAAATAAAGGAAAACGGTGATTTGAAAAGGGCTTTTAAAGAAGAAAAAGATGAGCTAGGAAAAGCGTTCAGAGGAGTTGAAATGATATTGGAAATTAGAGAAGAGGAGATTGAAAGATACGATAAAATTTTGGACTTATTAAATAACAACAAATAAAATGGATGAACAACTAATGAAAGAGGCAGGGTTTGGTGGAGGATTTACATCTTATCGAAACCTAACAGTAGATAATGGTTCTGATATTGCGGGCAAGGACGCCACAGGAGACTTTGTAGAGGTTTCATTTGATGAGAATGACAATAGGGTCAAGAAAGCTTTTAGCAATGAATTTGAAGGTGTTATTTTGCTACCCAGGGCGGTCTTAACATTTAGAGATAAAACTCAAACTAAAAAGAAGATTGCCGAGTCAGAAGAATTTAATCCAATCTTAAATAAAGAACGGGATGGAGCTAAAGCTTTAATTCCAATTTATAAATTAGACTTCCAAGGTAAACGACAAAAAACTCCAGATGGTCAGTTCGTAGTTGAATATGCTTTCTATAATGACTTAAAGGAAAGAAAAGCAGCTGGAGAAAAAAACATGGACTTCGCTTACACTATTGTTCTTTATATCTTAGTAGATAAAGAAATTGTTAAACTTAGATTTAAAGGTGCTAGTCGTGGAAACTTTTTCAAACTTCAAAGTTCTTTATGGAAAGAATTTAAAGTTAAAGCCCCAGAAGTTTATGTTAAATTCGCTACTTATGTTGATGAGGAATATAAAAAATATGCTGTTTCTTTCAAGCCCATGGTAGAGGCTGATGGTCAACCAAAGAGATATAATGATATGACTGAGATTGAAAATAATATTGGAGATTTATTGACTTCTGCTCGTGATAAAAATGCCAGAATGATTACCCCTTCCAATAAAAGTGTCTTCAGAATTAATAATGGTGATATTGACTTAAACCCTCAACCAGTTGTGGAAGATTCAACAAGCACATTAGATATTGTTGAGGTAGGAACTGGGGAGTCAACAACTAACGTCAATGCAGAAGACCAAGAACTACCACCAATTGAGGCTTATGAAGCCCAAGAAGAACCAGACAATAGTGAAGTTAAACCAAGCGACTTTCAATAATTAACTAAATTTATGGAAAAGCGGAGGATAAGTTCCAAAGAAATGAACGCCAGATTGGACATGGCGAAAGAACTCAACGAAAATTTCCCATTTTTGAAGGGACATTATAAAGTTCGTACTCACCTAAACGTCGATGAAGCTGGAGACGAAACTGGGACTCTTAGTGTAGAGATTTTTAATAAACTCAAAGGCGGGGACGAGATAAGTCTTGGTATGATTTTGACTAAGTATATCAAAGAGGTCTTAACCTTAGATGTTAAAAAATCTTATGATTCAATTCATAAAGAGAATGTGAAGTTAAAAGCTAAGCTTGAAAAACATGAAAAAAAAGTTTAATTCTGGGGATGTTTCATTAGAAGTTGTAGATTTCAGCACAGGGAAGGTGGAAATCAAAAAAGGGAAGAAAGTATTATTCAAATCTACCAGCCCAGTAATGTTATTAGATGTCCATAACGTCTTAACCCAACTAGCAGTAGAGCTTAATAAAAATCAAAAACCACCAGAAGACAACCGTCAAGCTAAGAGAGCTAAAAAAAGAGCTGATAAGAAGAAGCTTGAAAAAGCTATTAAAAGAGCTAAAAGTGGTAGAAACGAATTGAAATAATTAATAAACCGTGAAAAATGAAAAATGAAAGTGAGGTGACGTTTACCCTTAGAAAACGAGAGTCTGAAAGAATTTATGGAGAGTTTATGAAAGGCAGAAGGAAGGAGAATAAAAACTTCTGCCCGTTCTGCAACCGAGACTTAATGGTTAAGGAATTTAGAAATTGGATTATTGTTGAGAACAGGTTTCCATACGACAAAGTGTTCATTACCCATCACTTATTGGCTTCTAAACGGCACTTGAGAACCTATGAGGAATTAACCAACGAGGAAGTGTCTGAATTGAAGTCAATCGAATACCAAGTGATGAACAAACAGTTAGGAGATTACGATGTGATAATCATTAATATCCCAGCTAGGCAGAGCATACCGAGACATTTGCACTTCCATCTGGCTACTTATAAGAAATGAAGCGACTTAAAATAGCGTTCGATGTTGATGACACTCTAATAATTCCTAGCGTCGCTGGATATGCCAAGGATGTACCAAATTACGAGACTATATCAATTTATAGATGGTTGCAGGCTCAAGGTCATTTTATGATTATCTGGAGCGGTAGTGGTGTTGATTGGGCTTCTACTTGGGCTGAAAAGTTAGGGTTAGAGGCGGATGATTTCCCCCGAAAAGGAGAATACCCAGTAGACCTCGCTTTCGACGATTGCGATGTTGAATTAGGTAGAGTTAATTTAAAAGTCAAAAGAATAAACAACTCTATAAGCCGTAAAGAATGGAACAATGGCAAAAAATAAAGAGATAACTATTTGGTCAGCGGACAGTATTCCCTACAAAGAATATAAAGTTTCTACTTATTTGAGAGTTATGAAAGTTCAAGAATTTGTCGAGAAGGTTCAGAAGAAGCATAAGATAGTTGGGATTACTTTCGAGGATAACTTATTAGGATTTATACTAGATGAGAAAAAGATATAAAGAAAAGAAGCGGTCATGTGCGTTATGTAAGCCTCATAAAAGAACTTGGTCTAAACGTTGGACTCTAAAAGACATGATTACTTTAGAGGAATTTGAGCACCTAAAGAAACAAAGTATTGACAATAATAAGGTTACAGATTAAGATGTAAATACGTTGTTATTTTGATTCTAAGGGTGGCTGAATAAGTCGCTATACAGGACTAAGGTATTTTTTTTTACTGAAACCTCGAAAGGGTTAGTAGGACTGGTGAGGGCTACTGCTGAGCTAGGTTTAAAAGTTGCGTGACCATATCAAGCATTGAACTATCACTTCAAAAGAGCTGATTACTACTGTAGAGGTCACACGTCTTGGAGAATGACAAGGTTTATTTGCTGGAAGGTCGTAATACTCTGATTTGGGGGAAGCCCTAATGAAAGACATGACCAAATGGCGGTAGGCTTTGGTTATCTCCCCCTTAGAATTAAGATAATAATTAAAAGAAATAATGTCTGAAGAAATAAAATTAGGAAAAACAGTAGTTTGCGATATTTGTAATAAAGAT